AAGCATGTGCCTCTTTAATGCCCTCTCTCCTCTTCGCTCCCGGAAGCGTTCGTTTGCGTCATCAAAGGCCCGATAATCAAAAAGCTTATCTAGCCGAATTACAGCGCCAAGCTGAACGCGATAAAAAGAAAAATAAAGGCAACTTTGTTTACTATTGTGCATGGGAAGACAGGCCAGATGCTATCAAAATAGGATTCACAACTAACGTGCTAGATCGCATGAAATCCTTCCTTACTGGCTCTCCCAGTAATCTCTTAATGCTTGCTCTTTCTCAAGTGAATGGCCCTCACGATGAAGCTGCTTTGCATTCTCAATTTAAAAACAGTCGCATCAGAGGAGAATGGTTTAATCTTGATAAAAACTTTGTCCAACACATCTTTTCCATTGATCAGTCACTAGCATTCTCCATTCATCAACAATTTCCTGAACATTATAAAAATTGCATCATCGTCCCAACCATAGAAGATTACATTAATACGGTCATGTGATGTAGGTATAAATACTTAGACGAAAAATGGGGTGAAAAATTGCACCACATCTGAGAGCGTATACCCCCGCCCCACAACCAAAAACAGCCAGGTTACTGCACCAGAGCCCAACTGTCAAGCGTTTGTCACAATACGTTACAGGGCGGATTGTTGCAAAGCTTAATTATGTTGTTGAGAATCGCTCTCAATAGGCTATTAATCCCCCGTCACCACCAAAGCAAAGCCCCCGCCTAGGGGCAGGGGCAGCAGCAAAGGGCACCCTATGGGCCAGCAACAGGGCCAAAGCGGGGGCTGAGAGGGTAGGGGCAGGCAGGCAAAGCAAAGCCCCCAGGGGCTGCCTGGGGGCTTGAGAGGCCAGGGGCTGTTGATCAGGTTCCCATCATGGAGAAACAAGCAAAGCCACCACCAGCCAGGGGCTGCCATTGGCCAATAACGGGGGCCAGGCTGAATGCATCGGCCTCTGGCCCTTTGCCCCTGCTGCGCTTGGTGCGCAGCAGCACAGCCACGCCATCAAAGCCATCGTGGGGGCCTGCAGGGTCGGCCCATCGATGGTCTGTAGTGTCGCCATCAATGCAACGCAGCATTGTGATGGGGCCGCCTTGGCGGGGCTGCAGCAGCAGGGCTGGGGGCAGGGCCTGGCCTTTGGCAAAGCTGGCAGGTACGGCCAGGCGGAACCCAGCGGCCACAGCGGCCAGGGCCTGATCAATGCCGCCGGGCCTGTCAGCAGCCAGTGAGGCTGTGATGTCAAAGCCAGCGCTGGCCTGGGCCTGCAGACCGTGGGGGCCAGTTACAGGGGCTTTGCTGTATTCGTAAAAGTGCACAGCGCCGGCAGGGGCCAGTGTCAGGGCCTCAGGCAGTGTCATGCCCTGGCCAGGGGCTACGGGCAGGCCGTAACGGCGGGCCAGGCTTTGGGCCTCTGCTGCGCTGATATCAAAGCGCCAAAGGTGGACAGGGCTGTCGTCTGTGCCGCGCAGTCTGACGGCCAGGGGCAGCCCTTTGGCCTGGGCCTGACGGTAGGCCCTGGCGATGGCCCAAAGCACGGCCCTGGCGTAGGTTCGGCCATCGGCCAGCATGGCCAGAGTGCGACGGGCGCGGGCAGCAGCAACGGTGGTGGACATGCCGCCATGGCCGGCCCAGGCCAGGCAGCCAGCAGCACAGCCAGTAGATGCCCAGGGGCAGCCGTTATGGGCCAGAGCCAGGCTGTATGTGCTAGTGGCTTTGGCCAGCTCAGCCAGGCCATCAATCCGAGACCGTGGGGCCGTGGGGCCGGCCTGGGGGCCAGCCACGGCCTGGGCCAGGGCTTTGGCGGGCAGGTGGTGGAGAATGACGGGCCAGGCCAGGGCTTTGCCCTTTGCCAGCTTTGCATTGGAAGCGCCAACGGTCAGCAAGCCGTCAACAGCCAGGCCAAAGCGTGCTAGGTGGGCTTTGACGTCGGCGGGCACTGCGGCGGGGGCCGTCTTGCGGGCAGCAGGGCCAGCGGGCACGATGGCGGCCCTAACTGCGGCCTGAGCTTCCCACTTGCGGCTCAGATCAACCAAAGCGGCGAGCATCTCATCAGCCACGCGTTCGGCAGGGCTGACAGGGGCAGGGGCTGCAGGCTTGACAGCCCAGGCCTTTTCATGAATTTGCAGCAGCAGGGCTGCCACGCCGGCAAGGTTCGCAGCCTCGCACCACACACGGTGCTGACTGACGCGGTAGCCCTTTGGCATGCTTTCAATACAGCAGTCAATTGCGCAGGCAGCAGCGGCATTGCGCAGGGCTGCCAGTGTGGGCCGCTTGAGGCCCTGAGCTTTGATCGCGCCAGAGGCTACGGCTTGCAAGTAGGAGATGGGGCCGGCGGGGGTAGTGGTTGCGGGCATGGTTCGGTCCGTTGGTTGAAAGGCTGGCTCGCGCCAGGCCCCCAGATTGCCAACCACAAGGGCCAAAGCTCAGGGCAATTGGGCCAGTGCCAAAGGTGGCCCACTAGCTAGGGGCTTTGGGCGGCCAGCGATGGTAGGGGCCGCTGACTGCAGGCCCGTGGCAAAGCAAAGCAAGACGATCGCGCCCGCGCGTGCCGCATGGCAGGCCCCTGCGTCAACCCTGGGGCAGGCCAGGCCGTCGATTGGCACAAGCAAGAGCAAAGGGCTGGGGCCGTTAGCACGGCCAGGGGCAAACGGCGCAAATATTGCGAAACCTTGCAAAGGGCCAGAATGTAGCAACGGATACAGACAAAAGGGCTGGTGTGACAGCAGGCCGGAGCCGATAGCCGCATATAACAGCAGCGTGATGAAACGATATAAAGAAGCCAAAAACCAGCCGTGCCCTAAACAAGCCAAAAACCAGCCGTGCCCAATTTTTCAAAACAAGCCTTTTTCTATCCGTGTCCAAATTTGCTATACCACTTTGCCCGGATCCTGCCACGAAGATTAAGGTCTTGATGGCGCCAACTATCAAAACGACAAATCTTTTTAATAGTTTTATGCGAAACATTTAATTCTTTTGCAATGGAATAAGCGCTTTCACCATATTTCACGCGCAAACGAACTGCTGTAATTTGCCGCGATGTAAATTTAGCATTTTTCTTTGCCTCCCCACAAGCTTGCAGCCCATTATCCCAAGCGTGCTTTGCGTTGTCGCTGTTTGTAGTCCATTCAAGATTAGAAATATGACTATTTAGCTTGTTGCCATCTTTATGGTTTATGCACCACTTATTGCCACCACTACCAACTTCGCCAGGCGCGTGAGGCATCCAAGTAAGGCGCATTAAATAATAGACAGTACGAGGCTTAGATTTGCCATTTTCTCTCAATAACACCCATGGGTAGGGATGGGAAGCATCGGTCTGAGGGCTCATTAAGCCCCTTTTAAAAGCGCTCCACACTTCGCCCTTCTCATTGATGAAATAGCGTCCGTCGTACCCAGGAATCTCCTTAAACCCTGCAGGCACGCTGCTATGCTTATTTGTAGCCATGGCCAAACTGCTCCTTTGGTAGTGGTTAGAAACGTCACGAGATGCCAGTCTCGCGTCGTTTCGCCATGCTAGCAATTATTTTGTCGGAAGATTAAGCTCCGCAATCATTTCCATGATCGTCCTACCATAAGGCTCAATATCTTTAGCACTTGTTCCGCAATCACTTAAGGCAGTTATTCCAATTTTGGCGTAAAAATTACTATGAAAACCAATTATCCCAGCAAGAATACGAGGTTTTGTCGCGTTGACGCTCGTATCCCAAATTCTAAATTCGGTTCCGTAATGAATTGCGCCACTGGAAAGTTCATGATCTTGTGCATCATAAAAAGCAGCAAAAATTAGAGGCGATTGAACAGTATTTATAAAATGGGGAACACCCAAGCTAGGCGGCAAGCAACTTGCAAACTCTTGTTGTAATTCATTCTTTGGCATGCGAGAAAAATCACGAGGAACGCCATAGGCATTGCCAAGATTTTTTTTACGCTGAGAGGATTGTCCCATGTTCTTAGTGAAAAAGAATTACTTGCAGATTTTCCAGCCGGACCCTACCAGCCATGACCATCAAAAGCCGCCTTTAGGGCGGCTTCTTCGCTGGCAAACGGTCCTCCCACTGCATTCTCATCATCGTCGTCATACCAATACCATCCTTCCACTAGTTCAGTGCCCTTGCAGCAGTCTTCAGAGAAGAAATCAATGAGGATCATTTTGTTCTCCCAGTTCAATCAAAGCATCACGCAGAAAATCGACTAAATGCTGCTTGCTAATAGTATTAAACACATTAGCCACATAAGCCCTACCTTCTTCTCCTTCATAAACAACATATCCCCTCCACCAATCTTCAACAAAAGCCCTCAGCGTTGCGTCGTCAATCATGAGAATTCTCCAATGATGTAATCAAAAGGCCCTTCACCATGCCCTATGCAATGTCCTGCAAGCAAAGCATGCCTGGCAAGACCATAAGGCCCTATTTCTGCATGGTTGTCTTTTAACCATTGTTTATCAAAGAGTTTATCAGGCTTGCCGCTCCTATCCCAGACGATGGAGAAGAACTTTCCATTATCCACAAAGTCTCCATATTCATCTCTTATTTCATAGTCATGATCTTTCGTTAAATAATCAATACGGCTCCATAGTTGCTGCCAATTATTGATGCCATCTTCTGGATAGACGTGGAGGCCAAAACACCAGCCATAAGAGCTTTTGCCAAGATGCAGAGGAGGCTCTTCTTCTTTGCCGCAATGAAAGCACTTAGGAGCATGAAGATAGTAATTAGTGCCCATTATTTCATCACCTCCTGAAGCCTCTTCCACAACCATTGCTCTTTGGTATCAGGGCGCATCAGCTCGTAGCCTTCATGGTCAATAATGGCATCGCCAGCGCTATCCACGTGGCCTTCAACATCCATGCGCCAGATGCCCCTACAAGAGCCTTGCTGGTCAAAGATGGCAATAATGTCCTCCCGATCCTCCATCGCTTGCCTGACGTGGAAGAGAAGGTCTCTCAAGCGGGCCGCTTGGTAGCGGCCTTTAGTAGGAGGGAAATACGGACCGTTGTCTTGATAAGTGGAAATGGTCAGCATGGTTCAGAAAGCAGGGCGATCAGGAAGTGTTTCAGGCTCTTCTTCAGCCTCGTGGACAATTTCTTTGAGCTGATCAATAATGCAACGAATGGCGTAGGCAGCTCCTGGTCCCACATTGTCTAACGCTTCATCCATTGTCCTAATTTCATCATGCACTTCTTGAATAGTTTCAAAAGTCTTGAGGGCGTAAGGCACGCCCCATTCATCATCAACAATGAGAGAATAAGGCATGATCAAAGCTCCTTGTCTTCTTCAATGTAGTTAGCAATATCGTCAAAGCTTGCATTGTAGTTATCGTTGTGATCTGTAGCTCTGTTGCCCAAAATCGTAGGATTAGGAACGTCAAGGTCAGCCCATTTTTGCACTGAACGAGGAAGCACTCCCCCTTCTGTTTCAAAGTTCCACAGATCAGCGCTTTCTTGATTCCATTGAAGATTGTGCTCTTTGATATAAAGATCAGTGAGCACGCCTAGGCAACAGAATTTGCCGCAATGGTAGAGATTTTCATAGCCTTGCTG